TTTGACATCTATGTTGACGGAGAGTTGTTACCACAAGAGGCTAAAGCAAAAGACTACCAGAGAATTCTAGAGGAACAGATTCTTAAAATGTCTTACAAGTCTTTCTGTCAGATTGTTGTTTTGGGATCATCAAACTACGTTCCCTTCATGCAGTTGTCTGCGACAGACAGAAGAGACATCGTTGAAAACTTGTTAGACATTAATATATTTACCATCATGAACATCATGGTGAAGGGTAAAGTTTCTGCTGTTCGTGAGATTATTAAGGACAAAGAAAATAGTATCGATATGCTAAAGACAAAGATCGAAACTAAAAAAGAATATATTGATAAGATCAAAGACCAAGCAAAAAGTAATCTCGATAGTATCGATGACGAGATTGATCAAAAGAAACAAGAAATAGAAGACGCAAAAAATAGGATAAAAGATCTGGAGGACAAGCACCTAGATCTGATTGGTGAGTTGGTTGATCATGACGTAAACAAAAATAGTTTGTCCGACCTGTCACTTGAAAGACGAGAGATAAACTCTAAACTCTCCGATATCAAAAAAGACATGGACTTCTTTTCACAGAACGATCAATGTCCAGTGTGCCGACAAGATATAGGCGTTGATCACAAGTGTCAGATCGTTACAGACCAAAAAACAAAACAGTCTGAACACGAAGACAATCTACAAAAGTTGATAGTGAAGATGGACGAAACAAAAAAGAGGCTAGATGATCAGGATGAAATACAACAAACGATCAATCAAATCTTGGGTGAGAAACAATACGAACAGGCAAAGATAGATTCTTGTCAAACATACATTGATGGGATGCTCAAGAGAAAGCAGCAAAACCAGAGTCAAGAAAACACACTTGATGATGATGTTGTAGAAATGAAGAAGTTAATTCATGAGGGTATGGAGCAAACAAAAGAAAAAGAAAGATTTATTGTTGATGAAAACCACCTTGAGATTATTCAAAGTCTGCTAAAAGACACAGGTATCAAAGCAAGAATTATTAAACAGTATCTCCCTGTCATGAATAATTTAATCAATAAGTATTTAAAGGCGATGGACTTCTTTTGTAAGTTTACACTCGATGAAAACTTTAATGAAGAGATCAAAAGCAGATACCGTGATGACTTCTCATACTACAATCTAAGTGAGGGTGAAAGACTTCGTATTGATCTTGCTCTTCTGTTTGCATGGAGAGAAGTTGCTAAATTAAAGAACAGCGTGAGTTGTAACTTGTTGATTCTTGATGAGGTGTTCGATTCAAGTCTCGATGCAGCGGGAACCGAGGAGTTTATGAAACTACTTAAGACATTTACCAGCGGTAGTTCGAATATCTTTGTGATTAGTCATAAGACGGATCATCTTGCTGATAAGTTCCACAACCACTTTGTGTTTATGAAAAAGAACAACTTCAGTAGGATCAAGTAATGTATGAGAAAAATACTAGTCTCATAGACTCCGACATCAACTGTAAGTTCGAGGACTTGCTGTGTATGACTCCAGATGAGTTTCGATCTTGGGTTTCAAAGATGAGAAAACTTGTGATTGATATTTGGGACGAGCAAAACGTCCCACCGAGACAAGGAAAAACTGAAGATGAAATCATAGATCAATTTAATAAAATGATCTCATATCCCATACATGAGTTCACACACTCTGACGAATTGTCTGACATCCCCGATGATGTCATTGTCAATAAAAGTAGATTAGGTGCAGAAGCAGACCAGTGGTTTGCGAACATGTATAAAACTAGAATCAACTACACAGAAAAAGATAATGGTTATTCGATCTATGATCTTTTTGCGTTGGATAGATTTGAGGAGAAAATGTTTAAGGGGTGTATGAGACACTTTCGCAGAGACTCCATGTATCTACACGCTCTTACCTGTTTCAAAAATAATGTGAAACCAGCGTTAGTCTCAGTTGATGACGGTATCACTTTCGTCAATACTTTCTACGATAACCAAAGCATCATCTTCAATGGTTACAACTTTTTTCTAGAACAGGTTGCAATCAAAGAAGGAATGAATACTGGGTATAATCAAGTAGACCAGTCAAACACACTTTCTTTGACGAAAGATCAAGTTTTAGAATTACAAAGAAATGGAAGATTAGAGTATCGTCATCACTCTACATTTGATATAGATAATATGCCTGATGATAAGGTGTATAACGTTCGTATATACAAAGAGGGAAACAGAGTGTTTCCAAAGGGGTTTGCAGCGTTTCGTATTGGTTACATTCAACCAGCAGTCAACTTCCCCCCTATGACAGCGAAGTATCTTTATGAGAGGTTTACAGATGACATCAAAGATCAGGAAGTTATTAAAATCTATGATCCGTCCGCAGGATGGGGAGGTAGGATTCTCGGAGCGATGTCCGTTCGTGATGACCGAAGTGTTCATTACATCGGGACTGATCCTAATGTTGATAATTTTTCTACGGACAGCACCAACAGATACTCCGATATTGCTGAGTTCTACAACACCAAAACCAACAGAGGAAACACATTTTTTTGCGGACCTGTTAACACTTATGAGATCTATTGTTTGGGGTCAGAGGTAATCCAATACGATAAAGGGTTTCAGAAACACAAAGGCAATATAGATCTTATCTTTACATCCCCACCTTACTTTAATCGTGAAGCGTATAGTGAGGACGAAAACCAAAGTTACAAAAAGTTTGGTTCGTCATACGAATCTTGGAGGGATGGTTTTCTTCGTCCGACTCTAGAAACAGCGGTTGCTTGGTTGAAGTCTGACCGTTATCTATTGTGGAACATCGCTGATGTTAAAGTTGGGGAAAAATATCTGCCTTTAGAAAAAGATAGTATAGATATACTTGAATCGTTAGGTGTTCATTATAAATATACATTGAAGATGGCACTCGAAGGAATGCCTGGTCAAAATAGGTTGGACGAAAATGGAAAACCTAAGTGTAAAAACTATTGCAAAATAAATGGAACGTATGTAAAATATGAACCAGTTCTCGTTTTTCATAAGAAAGGTTAATCATGAGATTAGTAAAATTAGACTACATTTGGTTGGATGGTAATGAAGCAGTTGGGATTAGATCCAAATCAAGAAACGTAAATATCCCAACAGATAACCCTCAAATACCACCATCGATTGATGACATAATTGAACACGCACCTGAGTGGTCTTTTGATGGATCAAGCACCAACCAAGCAGTCACAGAGTCAAGTGATCTTGTGCTTAAACCCGTGAAGGTGTATAAGAATCCTTTCGTCGCACCCAACTCTCAGATTCCAGCATTCTTAGTTTTGTGTGAAGTCTACGACTTAGAGGGTAACCCACACGAAACTAACAATCGCTCAATTCTTCGTGATGCGTTTGCAAACAATAAAGACTCACATAGCACAATCTTCTCTGTCGAGCAAGAGTATGTTCTGTGGAACCCAAAAGAAAACTGGCCTGCTGAGTGGGGTGACCACGGTAGTGAAGTCGCACCACAAGGTAATTACTACTGCGGTGTCGGTGGTGATCTCGCACCTCTTCGTTTTGTTGTAGAACAACACGCTCAGGCTTGTGTGCAAACAGGACTGTTCTATGAAGGTAGTAATGCTGAAGTCATGATGTCACAGTGGGAGTATCAGTTAGGACCAATGGATGCTATTGATGCAGCGGATAGTTTGTGGATTTCTCGTTACGTTCTTCAACGTATTGCAGAAAGTCGTGGTATTGGTGTGAACTATGATCCTAAACCAGTCGAGGGAGATTGGAATGGATCAGGCGCACACATCAATTTTTCAACTGCTGCTATGAGAAACGGAGACATGGAAACTATTACCTCTGTATGTGAAAAATTAGCAGAGGGACATAAAGAACTCATGTCAGGTAATGTTTATGGTGTGGGTAACGAAAAAAGACTCACAGGTAAACATGAAACATCATCTATCGAGGACTTCTCATATGGAGTCAGTGATAGGTCTGCATCGATTCGTATTCCACCTGTCACGGTGAAAAATGACGGTGCAGGGTACTTAGAGGATCGTAGACCAGCAGCGAACATGGACCCGTACCTTGCTTATGCTGCAATTCTTAACACCATCAAGGTAGAGGAAGATGCCGAAGTTATTACCGCTTAAATATAAGAATATGAAGTCGGAGTCATATGAGACTTATCTAACAAAGTCGTTAGATAGTCTCGACTCCAACTTTGTCGTAAAAGTTTACAAAACAGCAGGAGATCATGATAAGTGGTCATCATTCCTAAAAGGAACAGATCTTAGGATTCAATTGCGTTGGAAAAAAGACGTAATTGATGAGTTTATCGTTCAGAAAGAGTTTTGGTATAAATCTAATCGTGAAAAAGAGGATCGTATGCACATGAGAGATCATGCACACATCCACATTGATGAGATTTATAGAGTATACAAACTTTCAAACCAAAGGGTAAAAAATGCCGTTTGATATAACGCAATTACTGGCTTATGCATGGGGTGGTGGAGGATGGACCGAAGCATATAAAAAACTCTCTGCTATTCAGGCTGGTAATGTAAACGATGCTGCAACAGTCAGACAATTTATTGAACAGCATATAATGCCTAATGGATTTTCAAAAACAGAGTCAATTCAAATATTTGATTTGTTGAGTCAACTCAATCAAAGAAGAAGAACAGAACGTAGAATTGATTCTTATAACTATGCTACGAAAAGATCTGTGACTCGACCCGAAAGAAGAGGTCAAAGACGTTACACTAGAGACTTTTCTCAAAATAGGCTAGACGTAAAAGGCAACTTCAAAATGTTTGACGATTTGGGAAATTACACTGTATATAACAAAGGTGATGTGGTATACTATGAGGGTAAATCGTATATCGCAACAAGTCGTGCGGTAGGTTATGTTCCTGAGTCAACACACCCCGAAAGTAAGTGGCGTCCCATAGACAATCCCGACAATACTATTGACGGTGGTGATACTTTCTGAAAGAGGCAACAAAATTATTCTTCTTGATAATAGTCAAGTTCTCATCGCAAACATTTTTTCTGTAGCAAAACAAGAGCAAAAAATTGATGAGAACTTCATACGTCACCTTGTGCTAAACACATACCGCATGGTTAAGACTAAGTTTGGTGACACTTACGGTGATCTAGTAATTTGTGATGATACCTCAAACTGCTGGAGAAAAGATTGCTTTGAATACTACAAGGCGAATCGCAAAAAGAATCAAGACAAATCTGCAATCGATTGGTCTGATGTCTTTGGTGTCATGAATATCATTCGAAACGAGGTTAGAGAAACCTTTCCTTACAAATGTCTCTCTGTCGATAGAGTCGAGGCAGATGATATTATTGCAGTCCTATCACGCAAATACCATACGAGTGAAAAGATTCTCATCGTTTCAAACGATAAAGACTTTCAACAACTCCAAAGATATAACAACGTCGAACAGTATAGTTTGATGAAGAAACAATTTCTAGTTTGTGATGACCCTCAACGTTTTTTGATGGAACACATTATCAAAGGCGACTCGTCAGATGGTATTCCAAATGTCCTCTCAGATGATGATACTTTTATGATCGATGGTAAAAGACAAAAGCCTTGTAGCAAAAAAAGAGTTGAAGAAGTAATCGATGATCCGTATAATGATGCGTGGAAAGTTAACTTCGAAAGAAACCAAACGATGATTGATATGACTAAGATTCCAGATGAATATGAATCATTGATTTTAGAGGAGTTTGAGAAGGACATGATTGTTAATGATCGTTCCAAACTCCTAGACTACTTTATTAAAAACAAGTTGAAAAACTTGATGTCCAGCATAGGAGATTTTTAACAACATGTCTAAGAATGACAAAGAGGAAAAAGCACAAAAAGAGTTTAAAACTAAGTCGAAAAAAAGAAAACAAAAAAGATCTAGTCGTCACAACTCTCGTAAAATTATGAAAGATTTGAAACAAGGTTATTTCGATCCAGAAGATTTCACGGATCGAATGGAAGGTGTATAATGAGTAAAACAAAACTGTCCAAAGAAACACTCGCTATTCTCAAAAACTATTCTCAGATCAACTCTAATCTGTTGGTCAAAGAAGGTAACGTGATCAATACGATTTCCCCTGCAAAGAATATTGTTTCGGAATCTGTCGTTACTGAAAACTTTGAGGTAGAGTTTGGTATCTGGGACTTAAGTAAACTTCTAGGAACAATTAGTTTGTTCGAAGATCCAGAATTTGAGTTTGGTGAAAAATCCATGATCATTTCTGGAAGAGGTGGTGGTAAAGTTTCTTACTACTATTCAGAACCAAGACTTCTCACCACCCTCACTCGTGAGGTCAAGATGCCTGAACCAGTGATTAGTTTCAAACTCACGGAGAGTGTATTCGAATCAGTTCAAAGGTCTGCATCTGTTCTTCAACTTCCAGACCTTTGTATCAAGTCGAGTGACGAAGGAACAATTGAACTCGTCGCACTTGATAAGAAGACTCCCACCACAAACAGTTACACGGTCGAGGTCGGGACTAATCCTAAACCAGGCTCTACTTTTTCTTTCTATCTCAAGAATGAAAACTTGAAACTTCTGTCAGGTGATTATACTGTGGATGTATGCTCCCAAACTGTAACACGGTTTACACACACGGAGCAGGACACTAAGTATTATATTGCACAGGAAAGTGACTCATCATATCATGACTAATCAAGAAACTTATTTGTGGGTAGAGAAGTATCGACCCCAAACTGTTGATGAATGTATTCTCCCTGAGAACATCAAAGATACATTCAAAGATATGATTGTTTCGGGTGAATCACAAAACTTGTTACTCAGTGGTGGTGCTGGTTGCGGTAAAACTACAATCGCAAAGGCTATGTGCAACGAGTTGGGTTGTGATCACATTCTTATCAACTGTTCAGAGAACGGGAACATCGATACGCTTCGAACCACCATTCGTGATTTCGCTAGTTCCGTTTCTCTGGATGGTAACAAGAAAGTTTGTATTCTAGATGAATTTGATTATTCTAACGCACAGAGTATTCAGCCTGCTCTCAGAGGAGCGATTGAGGAATTTGCTGATAATTGTCGTTTTATACTAACTTGCAATTACAAAAACAGAATTATTAAACCGATTCACTCTCGTTGCACAAACGTTGAGTTTCAGATTCCAACGAAGGAGAAACCAAAGTTAGCAGCGAAGTTCTTGGATAGGGTGAAGTTCATTCTGGATACTGAGGGTGTCGAGTATGAAGAACGAGTTCTTGCACATCTAATTCTTAAATACTTTCCAGACTTTAGACGAGTGGTGAACGAACTTCAACGCTACTCTGTCTCAGGAAAAATTGATGTCGGTATCTTATCACAGATCGGTGAGATCGATGTGAAAGATCTGATGACCCGCATGAAAGAAAAAGATTTCAGCGGTGTTCGTAAGTGGGTCGTATCGAATCTTGACAACGATCAGTCGGAACTGTTCAGAAAAATTTATGACTCACTTTATGATTATCTTGCACCAGAGAGTATTCCTATTGTTATACTTATCCTTGCAGATTATCAACACAAAGCAGCGTTCGTTGCTGATGCAGAGATAAATATGACAGCATGTTTAGTTCAAATTATGATGGAGGCACAATTCAAATGAGTAACATTCCAAAAGCACAAGCGGATTATATTTTCGTAGAGAAGGTGGATTATAACGAAGAGCAAACCACCGATGCTGGTATTATCATCAAGAGAAACCAGATGCTCGACAGCAGTTTCGTAGAGACTAAGATTCTTAGTATGGGTAGTGGTCTTCCCCTTCCAAACGGAGATGTTCCACCTGTAGAATATGAGATCGGTAGCACCATCATTTATGATGCACGCAATCGAATCGGTATCTCAAAAGAGTATGATGTTATTCGAAGAGAGGCTGTAATCGCGGTAGTGGAGGACTAATGAAACTAGGCGATTTTCTAAACTCAATCAACTATACAAAAGAGGATATCTTTGCAGAGGACGCTGAATATGCATCCAAACAATATCCTGCTTTTGTCGTAAATCGATGTCTGTCTTACTTTCCCGACACGTTATTTCATGCAAATGAAATGAACGTAAATCATTCGTTGAGTGAGCGTGTTCAGTATGATTATCTTAGACTATCTATCAGACCCAGAAAACGGTTTAGTAAGTGGTTGAAGAACGAAAAACCCGATGATATTGAGGTTGTAAAGCGGTATTATAATTACTCTAACCGTAAGGCTGAAGAGGCTTTACGAGTTTTGAGTAGCGAAGATATCGAAAATATGAGGTTGGAGATGTATGAAGGAGGCTCAAAAACTAAATCTTCTACATAATGTGTGAAAGGATTAGTTTATGAGTGATAATTTATTCAGAGGACTGGGTGTAGAGATCCGTTTAAAATCTGAGGACGACTTTCTGAAAGTCAAAGAAACTTTAACTAGAATCGGAGTATCCTCGAAGAAAGAAAATATCCTATATCAATCGTGTCATATACTACACAAGCAAGGTAGATATGCTATAATGCATTTTAAAGAATTGTTTGAAATGGATGGATTGGAGTCAGATATTAGTCATACGGACGTAGGGAGAAGAAACACCATCGCTTGTTTATTAGAGGAATGGGGTCTTCTCGATATCGTTGATGAGGATAAGGTGGAGGAACCTCAAATCAGTCTTGGTAAAATGAAAATTCTACCCTTCAAGGATAAGGATGATTGGGAGTTGATACCTAAGTATCATATTGGTAATAGAAAGAAATAGTATGTCAAAACTGCTTGTGAAGTTCCCTTCTCGCAATAGACCAGAGAAATTTAGGGACATTTTAGATAATTACACATCACGAACATCTGGTAAGCACGATGTGAGGTTTGTCGTTACGATGGACTCTGATGATGTTACCATGAACAATGATGAAATAAAAAACTATCTTGAGTCACTCATAGATAAAGGAGTTGACTTAGTTTATTACTACGGTGAATCTAAAACAAAGGTTGAAGCATGTAACGCTAATCTCGAAGGAGAAAAGGCTGATGTGATCTTGCTCATCTCTGACGATATGGTTTTGCAACAAGATAATTACGATGATATCATACTATCTGACTTTGCAGAACACCTTCCTGACTTTGATGGTGGAATCAAATATCATGATGGACTTCGTAATGATGCTTTAATGACCCTACCCATAATTGGTTGGAACTTCTACGAAAAATTAGGTTACATTTATAATCCCGAATATACCTCAGTATATTGTGACACAGAACAAACAAGCGTCTTGATGATTCTTGAAAAATTGGTGGTTAGTAACTTGTGTATTGCAAAACACGAATGGACACCACAACCATTTGATGAATTACATGCAAGAAACGAAAACGCTCAGATGTATGAAAAAGACGGACAAGTTTTTTACAAAAACAAAGAGGCGAACTTTAACGTATGAAAACGGTTCTGTCATATTGTTTATTTGATCCGTTCAATATTCATGCTCACAGAACATGGGATGAACATAACTTAGACAAAACAAGATATTGGTTTAATATTCCAGCGTTATACATCGTTAATAAAATTTTATATCCAGAATATGAAATGAAGATTTTTCATAATGACGGACTGAAAATGAATCCACTGTTCAAGATGTTAGAGAATCTTGACATTACACTACAGCAAATAGATTTATCATTTAACAATACTTCAGAACCCATGATGTGGAGACTGATACCCATATGGGAAAACTACGACTGTGTTTTTCTTAGGGACATTGACTCTATTCCAAACAGACAAGAGTATAATAGCACTAAGTATTTTGAGACAAAAGACTATGCTATTCAGACATTACGCTCACACGAAAATCATTATCATGAAATGGGGTGTGATATACTAGGTGGATTATGTGGGTTCAAACCAGATAAAATACAAGCAAAACCTAGTTCTTTTCAAGAGTATTATGATGCTAAGATGAACATGCCTTGGGCGCAAGATCAGTTAATGTTAAGCAAAACATTTATTCACGATCAATCACCGTTGTTTCTAGAGACAAACTTTTTAGACTGTCCTATTGACAATCAAAACAGAAAAGCACCCTTCCCCCATACTGTGATTCCACACTCTATTTTAAAAAGATCAGATAGTGATTTGCAAAAAAATATGGTGTTGTCTATAATTGATAAGTATTCTCTATCTGATTGGGCTGGTCAACCGTGTGATGCTAGGGGGTCTGCTCTGACAGAGTTACTAAATATTGAGTGTGAAGCAACCGATCAGGTTAAAATTGTTTTTGAAAATGATGATATAAAGCGTTTCTACGGAGTATAAAATGAAGTTGTTTGTGACTATGAGAAATCACGCAAAAGGCGATACGTTTCGTGAACTCATTGAGATGTGGGATGAATCAAATTACATCTTGATCGAGGACAGTCACGACAGATTCTGTTGGACTGGTAATGGTGTTGGTGATGTTTTATTGTATGAGTATGCAAGGTTTGATTTCTTACCTAAAACTTGGAACAAGGGTTTGTTCTCAAACACCCAGGCGTGGAACGTTCCAATCGGAAAAAATCATCCGTGGATATTTTGGTCAAGACATCCTAGAAAACTAGAGTCTAAAATCAAAGAGGGTATCATAAGTTTTGATGACAGAGACACAAAATCTATATTTCTCGGTAAGATTGAAAACCCCATACAATATGAAAACAGGATGACTCACGACTGGTCAACTTGTATAGAAGAGTTTAGTATGCCTGTTGCTATCGGTAACGTGTACGAGTATCCATACACACAAGACGAATATCTTAACAAGGTATCACGCTCACGTTACGGACTTGTTCTGCCTGGGTATGGTCCGAAGTGTAATCGTGAAATAGAATATTTTGGTCTGGGAACAGTGCCGATCTATACAAAAGGTTGTGGACTAGACTACTATGACAAACTAGAAGAGGGTGTTCATTATTTCTATGCGTCATCACCCGATGAAGTTGTAGCGATAGTAAACAACGTCAGTTCTGCACAGTGGAATGAGATGTCGAAAAATGGTAGAGATTGGTATGAGCGAAACTGTTCTCGTAAAGGCTCATACGATACAACAAAAAGAATCGTGGAGTCAATATGATTACAGTTGTTCTGACGGTGTGGAAACGTGACAATTTTGTAGAGCAGTTAGAGGCGATTAAAAAGCAAACTGCTGATATCGATAGAATCGTTGTTTATCAAAATGAAAACCATATCGATCTAAGTCAATATCAAGACGGATCGTGGGACCACGTTCAGTCTTCCACTAATAGTAAATACCACGGTAGGTTTACTCTTCCTCTTTTATTTACATCTGAATATACAGCGATCTTTGATGATGACACAATACCCGCACCAAAATGGTTGGAGCATTGTGTTAACACATCTAAAAAACTAAACTGCATCTGTGGTGCAAACGGTCGTAATCGTAGTAACAAAGGATCTGTTGGTATTTGCGATGGTATTGCTAATCCAGTTCCAGTCAAAGCAGACATTGTGGGACACTGCTGGTTCTTCAAAACGGAGTGGATTCATTACATGTGGAAAGAACCCACAGTTTCCTTTTCAACTGGGGAGGATATACAGTTGTGTGCGTCAGCACAAATCTTCGGAGACATATTCTCCTACGTTCCGTCTCAACCACACGATCAACCCGAAGTTTGGGGAGACACAAATCCCATGCTAGGATCTGATGAACATGCATCGTGGAAACTTCCTCACCACAATCCAGACAGAGAAAAACTCTACGAGCATTATTCTAAGTTAGGGTGGATCACCCAATGATCGTAATCCCAGAGTTTCCTGAGTGCGGATTTGGTAACAAGGCGCTTTATTATAATAACATGAGACAACTTGCTCACCAAATGGGTTTAGGATTTAGTTGTCCTGTGTGGGAAGGCTGTGATGTTTTTGATCTTGAAATTCATAAGGAAACACCCACGGATCAATACGCCTTACCTTTTTGCTTAGGAACAGAATACTTTGAATTCAAAACCATAAGCACCAGAGACGTTTTTAAAATGTCTGATATTCAAAGATACGAGAGAACCTGTTCAATTCATATTCGTGAAACAGACTTTCATGCATGGATGCCTGAGTCTGTCGATATCGGTCAGCGTGTTGGATATTATCAAAACTCTATCGTAGAATTATTGGATCGTGTTGACACATTCTATATTTTTACCGACGATCCAAACTCTTGGAGAATCGCAGAGATTATCGAGTGTCTTGAATTTAATCGTAAAGATTATAAGTTTGGTGAAAACACATCAGACAGAAGTAAGTTTAAGAATGACTTCATAGAAATGTCACGTTGTGATCATATGATATCCAGTCCATCCACATTTAATATTGTAGCAGGGATGACAGGTATCAAAAAAACAATCATTCACTCGAAGGATTGGATTAACTATCGTAAATCTAAAAACGATGTCTTCTGGTGCAAAGTTGCTGACGCAAATGATGAAGACTACAATGTATGGAGACTAGTATGAGCAAAGTTTATTTGAAGACATACTTTTATGTGGAGCATGAAGTAAAGTTCCTTGCTATGAATTTGTTAGAAGCATATGATCATATTGATGGTTTTATAATATGCGAACATAATAGAACTCATACGGGCAGACCGAGAGACTACATTTGGGATGAAGTAAAGGATCAACTCCCTGCTGAATTTATGGACAAGGTAATCTACCTTCCTTCTGATTTGAGTGATAAGGCTGTGGAAGCATACGAGAGAGAAGATCTTATCCACTCAATCAACGAACCCGTGATGCGTAGTTCTTTTATGACTGACATGGAGTTTGACCGAGATGATATTATTATTTCAATTGATGCTGATGAAATAATTTATCGTGATGCGTATCCACAAATTTTAGAGACTGTCAATAGACAGAATTTAGTCAGGTTGAATCTACATCAGTTTTTCTACAGAACAAACTACTTGTGGGAGGATAAGGATTTTACATCTCCTATCGCAAGTAAATATTGGGTGTTCCAAGATCACTACCCTACAAATTGGAGAGACACTGGACCCATACTGCCTGGTAAGCATGGTTGTCATTTTTCTTGGTGCATGACTCCAGAGGAGATGGTTTACAAACTACATACTTATAGTCATCCGAGATATAGATTCTGTGCAAACAAAGAACTTTTAGAAGAGGCGATTGCAAACAAAGAGTATCCGTTTGACCCTGACGTTGACTTTAGAATTCGTGAACTTGATAATAATGATGAGGTAATTCCTGAATGTCTAAGAAATCAGTTGCAATACTTGGAAAAGGCCCTAGCGTAAGTCGCTGCACTAGGGAGTTTATAGATAAGTTTAATGTCGTTGTAGGTTGTGGTAGACCCCTCATAGATGGTTACGAGCATCTAGTAGGATCACGCTTACACTATGACTTCTCAAATAGAACATCCACCCCATATACTCAAGAGCAAATAAGTAGATACGGTGTTCGTGAGCATGTCGATACTGGTGGTCAAACTCCGATTCGTGAAAACTTTTCATATAAGGACTTAGATCCATCGACTGGGATTCTAGCCTTTGATTTATTTGTTCACGACGATAGTGTTGATAGCATCGCACTTGTAGGATTTGATTTGTTTCAGCA